CTGACCTTTTTGTTCTGAGGCAAAGTTCTTTAGTGATTCTATTTTCATCTTGCTATTCCTAAAATGTATTTAACTTCATCAAGTGAATCCCTGACTTTGTATTCATCTTCACCAACCTCAACAATAACCTCACTGGTGAACTGGTCTTTATAGAAACCACTGATTGCTCTTGGTGGAATATTTAACTCACCACCACCTAATAAATTAAATGTTACATTCATTTTCTGTTATTCCTGTCGTGTATTATTAAAGCTGCTCCATAACATAGGTAGCACATAACAGCTAATAATATTAATGTTTGTGGACTCTCAATCATTTTTACTCTCCTTTTTTATTTTTTTATGTAGCTTGTAAAGCTCTTTTGTATAATCAAAATCAGATTGCATATCTTCCCAAATTTCATCTTTGACTTCTTGTTTGATAGAAGCATCAACTTTAGTTACTAATTCAAACTCAGACTTTTTAGGTATCCACCATTGATGATTCAATGATTTGTATTCAGGAGATGGTTGACCTGAGTCTTTCCATCTCCATTCAATAGCACCATGCTTGGTATTGCACATTAGGTTCATTATTTACTCTCCTTAGTTAATTTAACCTTATGCCCTTGAGCAATTAGTCTAGCTCTCTTGCTAGCCATATAGAATAAGTCGCTAGTCTTGATAGCAACCACCCAGCCTAAGCTAGGTAGTTGAACTTGTAGTGTGTATCTAGTTGCTAACATTATTTACTCCCTTCTAATTTACAAATCTCTTTCCAAATATAATCAACTTCATAATCTCTTTTAGCTGTAAGAGCATCTATTTTTTTATTATATTTTTCGTGAGCTTCGTCATATAGTTTCCAAAGTCTTTCTAATTCAGCAGTATCACCCTTGCTTCTGCCTATTAGAAAATTAACTTTAGATTTGGTTTGTGCCTGTCTTGATGTTAATACATTACCCCAAGCATCTTTTACATTGTTATAGTTCATGTTATTTAACTCCTTATTTTTAATTAACATACCCCCATTATATATATATGTATATAAATGTAAAGAATTATTTATGTATTAAATTAAAGGATTTAGAACTGGTACTGAGCTTAGATTGTCTAGTGTTTCTTTTAGAGAATCTAATTCCATAGATTCAGTGATGGCTTTCTTATCAAAAGTAAAATAGTTTTGTGATGATGTATTAGCTTTGAACATGATTCGCTTTTTATCTTCATCAAAGAATACAAAAGCTAGAATATCGCAAGTATAGTGTTTATAAGTTTCAGACATTGACCTTGAGTTCTCAGCAGCAAAGATAAACTTCTTTTCTTTAGTTGCTCTTCTGCTTTTGACTTGTACTGTATATTTAGCTGAACCAAATTCAACCATTAAATCAGCAGGATGTTTTTCTTGAGTAGGATAACAAAAGTCAGCGTATTCAAGCAGAAAAGTTTGGACTAATGATTCGCCTAAAGCACCAAGTCTAGAATTAGCTTGATGTTGGTCTGATGTTTTTCTTGGCACTTTTACACAAAGCTAGTTTTCTTGAATTCCTAGCTGCCCTATTTGGTGTTTGAACTGCATACTTACTTCTTAATAATTCCTCTGATGCTTCTAACCAAGCTCCCATCTCCATCAAAGCCCTTGTTCTTCTGAAGTTCATAAATCCTGAGATTCCCATTTGGAAGGTGCAGTCCACACAAACTTCTTGTGCAAGTACAGGAAAACTTCTCCATACTTCCCATACCTTATCTAAATTATCTACGACTCTTTGAATGTCATTTTCTAAAAGATACATAGCTTCTTCTTCTGATATACCATTAGCTTCTAAGTTCCTGCCTACGCCTATTGTTAGCTTGTTAGCACTACAATGATAAGGGGTGCATACCAATCCCTCATTCTTGATTAGCATTTCTTTAATGTTGTCGTACATTTTATTTTCCTAATGGTTTATAGATAAAAAATGCTGATAGTAAACCAGCACCAACTCCTGTTGCTAGAGCTTCAGTCCAAAATGCTCCAAAGTGAGTTGGATGTACTAATAAATCTGCAACAAAGGTGCAGACACCTAAAATAATTGCTGGTGAATATTTATGTTGCATAAAGTTTTGGTACCAAGATTTCTTGGTTAGTGAAGCTAAAGTAGCTGCAATAATGCCAGTTACATTAGCTTTCCAAAAATGGGTAAAGGTTAATGCTGATAAATCACCTTCAACCATCATTGGGTAACAAACAGCAAATGCTTTTGCCCAGTTTTGATAGAACTCAGTATTTTTAATTTTATTTATTATTTGCATTTTGTTTCTTATATGCTTTCAGTTCTGTTCTTAAAATAATAACTTCTTTTTCTAATTTTATCACTTGTTCTTCTAATACTCTAATATCAGGAAATATATACTTGTTTTGGTTGGCTCTAAGATTTTGTGTTTCTCTTAGATTAAAGTCTATTCTTTCAGTTGTGTGTGCATAACCCCAAACAGCAAGTGCCGCAACACCTATAATTTGTAAAAGATAACTAAGAGATATATTTAAAGTTGATTTATCATCAACTTTAGCTAGTTCACTCATTTGCCTACGCCTTTTATTCTTTCAAAGCTCCTCATTCCACCTAGTCCTAACATACCCATTAATACAGGTAACATAGTAGAAGTATCAGCTTGCGGTACATCAATACCAAAAGGTGCTAATAAAGGACTAATTAAAAAGTTGACTGCAAAACCTGCAACACATACCCAAGCTGTTGCTGGTCGCCAAGATGATTGAAACCAATTACCTTTAGCTTCTGCTTTATTGACTTCTATTTGTGCTTTAGCAATCTCATGGATATGCTTTTGCGACATAGTTGCAAGTTCATAAGCTATCTGCTGTTTTGTATCAGCATCAGGAATGAATTTATCTAGGATTTTGCTGATAGGTTGAATAAGTTTGTCTATCATAAATTGATGTTTGTTAGATTAAACCTCTAACAATAATAGTAATTAAGGATGCAACTATTGTGGTAAGACCGCCTAATAACCAAAGTTTCATACTATTTATTGATGTTTGTAAATCATCAGTTTTTCTATAAATAGTTTTCCATCTTTCAGCACATTGTGCTTCATGTATCTGCAACTGCGTATGAACTTCTGCTGTAGTCTTACGAGTAGGCATTTATTCTTCCTCTACTACCTCGACCTCTTCAGGATTGATAGCTCTATCAAATGATTCAATCACTAAGTTTTTGTATTCATTAGTAATGACATAATCATCATAAGCATCTTGAAGTCTAGCTAGTTTTTTCCCAGCTACATTTAATTTAGCAGCTAAAGCCATTTGTTCTTCGTTTAAATCAGAAGCTCTGTATTCAGTGCCATTAAATGTGATTACTACTGGTTCTTGATTTTCCATCTTATTCTCTTCTTTACTCATTTAACTCTCCTATAAGTTTATTAAAATTAAATTATATACTAAGAAATTATATTGATGAACTTTCGTTAGCAAGTTTTTTAGCTTCTTTAACCTCATCAGTCCAAACTGTTGTAGCTATACCTTGAACCTCTGTAGACTCCTCAGAAACATCTGTATCTGTATGAGTCCAAGTATCGTCATCATTCTTTACAGAGCTTACACATTCTAATGCATGTCTATGAAAAGACCTTGATAGTTCTTCACCATCTTCTTTTATGACTGTTGCTGTTCTTATTTGTATAGTTTTGTAGTCTCCTACAACTTCTATTTTATCTTCTATTAGTTCTTTTGTTATTGCCATTTTTTTCTCCTATGTCCATACCTAGAATCCACTAGGTATATTAGTTAATTATGAATCTGTGTAGTACACAAAGTTAAAATCTATATCTGTATCATCATATATATTACTTGCTTGAACATTAGCATTAGTACCACCATCTGTACCATTTCTATATAAATTAAAATATGTACTTGCTGGGTATGCAAAAACTTCATCACCGCTTACATTAATTTTTCCTCTTGGGGTTAATGGTATCCCTGCTGAAGCAGTTGCAAAGTTGGTGTTGAAAGGTATTCCATATATAGAAACATTACCATTTCTATTTGATTTATCTGATAAGCTACAGTGACAATGTATGTAGACTAATCTTCCTATTTTTACATACTTACCAGCTTGAACATTGTGAACAATATCTGTTGCAGAATTTCCTATTCTTAATTCAGGAGTCCAAGTACCTTCTTCATAATCGTCAAGTGCGTTTGCTGCTGCTGTGTCTCCATTGAAGGTTATACCCCCACTTGAAAGAATACGCATTCTTTCTGAATTGCTGGTATAAAAAAGCATAGCTCCTGCTTCTCTATTTATTAAATAAGAGTCAGCATTATATTGTCCTAATAACAAACCATCAGTATTTGTTGCTCCAGTTGTTGTATCTGTTAGTTGTAAATGAGAACCTGAACCGCCTGAAGCATTTATATGTAATACTTTATTCCAGCCACTTGCTAGAGCAGGTGATGTAGTTCCAATTCCAAGACCATTTGAGTTCAATCTCATTCTTTCTGTGCCATTAGTTTGTATAGCTAATTCAGCACTTCCATTTTGTGTGTTTATATAATTAACACTTGAAGTAGAACCTATAGCAAGTTGTGTACCATTGTTGTCTATATAAACATTATTACCATCTGAACCTGTGTTGACTGTTAAGGGTGCTGAAGGACTATCAGTGCCAATTCCAACTCGTCCTGAAGAATCAATGGTTGCTCTTTTTGCTGCATTAGTCCAAAAACTCATTGAATTTGAACTATGTCCATAAATAATCATTCCAACATTATTGTCATCACTATCACCAAAATTAATATAACCTGCACCTGCTGTGCTAGATAATATACTTAATCCATTTTCGGTATCTTCTAAAACTAAAGAATTTCCTTGTGCTGATGCAGTAGCTCCTGTATCAGAACCTTTGATGTGTAATTTACCTAAAGGCGATGTCTCTCCAATTCCAACGTTGCCTGATGAATCAATACGCATTCTTTCTGAACCATTAGTAAAAAATGTAGTTGGGGTGCTAGAACCTGCTGCACTTATTTGAAACTCAGCATTTGCTGCTGATAATTGACCAGTAAGTGTTCCATTATAATATAAATTAGCATTAGTATTATTTGCACTACCTCTATCAAGTTTTAAGACTGGATTTACATCTGTTTCAACGTGCAATCCTGCTGAAGGACTATCGGTTCCAATTCCAACGTTGCCTGATGAGTCGATACGCATTTTTTCTGTATCAGAGGTAAAAAATTGCAAACTAGAATTAGAATTGTCATAACTTACTCTACCTTGAGTTTCATCATCTGTATCACCAAGCATTAAACCTGCTACATTTCCAGTTCCAGTTACTACAGAAACAAAACAGTTTGCAGAAGAATCTTGCACCATTAATTGCCTTGTTGGATTATCAGTTCCAATTCCAACATTAGTGCCATCAAATACAAAATTAGCTTCACCATTTAATGTATCAGCAGTATCACTACCTGTAATAACTCTATTATCAGCATTGTTATTAATAGTTGTTGAAGTTCCGCTTGAAGCTGTTGTAAAAGATAAATTACCAGCACCATCAGTTGTTAAAACCTGACCACTTGTACCATCAGTAACATTTATTTCTGTAATACCAACTGTATTTGCATCAATAGAAGCTGATAAAGCCACATTACCAGTTCCATCAAAAGAAACTGCTGAAGCTGTTATGTCTCCTGTAATACTAAAATCTCTTGCAGTTGCTAAAGCTGTTGCTGTTCCTGCATTACCTGTAGCTGAAGCTGCAACTACATTTAAAGCATCTACAAATGTTTTTGTAACTCTAGTATCAATAGCACTATTTGCTCTTGTATCTGTATAGTAAAGATTAGTAGCACCTTCGCTAACTGTATCAGTATCGCCTTGAGTATAAGATAAAACACCTGTTGTTGAGTTATAAGATAATTGTGTTGAATCTTCGCTTATAGAAGCTCTTGCCCTAGCATCAGTATAATAAAGGTTTGACCCTTCAGATAAATCAGATGTAGATTTAGAGCTTAGGTCTAAATTAGCTCCTGTTTGTAAATTGATTCTAGTATCTGCTCTTGCATTAGTGAAGTAAACATTAGTTGAACCCTCACCAATATCATCAGTATCTAATACAACAGCACCAGTTAGTGTGTTTACACTTGTTACTGGAGATGTAGATTGAGTAAAGCTAATAACACCAGTTGAACTATTATAAGAAATATCACCAGTTGCAGATATAGCACTTCTTGACCTTGCATCTGTATAATACAAATTTGACCCTTCAGCTAAATCTCCAGTATCGTGATTAGATAAGCTAGAAACTGTACCAGTAACATCACCTTCAATATTAGCAACTAAAGTACCAAGTGAATTAAGAGTAATATTACCTGTAGCACTACCATCTGCTGTTGTTAATCCTAATGTAAATTTATCAGCAGATTCATCCCACATAAAGATACCATTATCAGCAATACCTCTATTAATAAGCATACCTGAATCATTTACAGGACTACCTGTTAATCCTGCATTAAGCTGGAATAAATTATCTTCTATATCTAGGTTAGTAGTATCAAGAGAAGTTAGCGTACCATTAACTGTTAAATTACCTGCTACAGTTAAGCTATCTGCAATCTGCACATCATCAGGTAATGTTAGTGTTATGTTTGCAGACTCACTTCCACTACCTGATACTGAAATCTTATTAGCTGTACCTGTTATTGTTGCAACATAATTGCCTGTAGTATCTGTTCCTAATGCAACTGAATTAGCAGCTACACTTGATGCTTGTATGCCTAATGCATCAACAAATGCTTTAGTAACTCTTGCATCTATAGCAGCATTAGCTCTTGTATCTGTATAATATAAATTTGTGTTTTCAGTTAAATCAGCAGTTGTTTTATTACCGAATGCAGAGTCAAATCTTGCAGTTGTATAATATAAATTAGTAGTTCCTTCACTTAAAGAATCTGTATCTTTAGATGTAAAAGCTGAATCAAATCTAGCTGTTGTGTAATATAAATTAGTGCCTTCTGCTAAATCAGTTGTAGACTTAGTTGCTAATCTAGTATCAAAATCTGTATTTGCTCTTGATGATGTGTAATATAAATTAGTAGTACCTTCTGCAACATCATCAGTATCTTTAGTAGCTAGTCTTGTATCAAATGCAGAATTAACTCTTGCGTCTGTGTAATAAAGATTTACACCTTCAGTTAAGTCTCCAGTATCTTTAGTAGCTAATCTAGTATCAAAATCTGAATTAACTCTAGCTGTTGTGTAATATAAGTTGCTACCTTCTGTTAAATCACCTGTATCTTTAGTAGCTAATCTTGTATCAAAATCTGTATTTGCTCTTGCTGTTGTGTAGTAAAGATTAGTATTTTCAACAACTATAGAGGTATCAAGTGTTGATGTAACAGCTTGATTAGAAGCATTACCTATAAATATTTTGCCATCATTTAGATTAGGCGTAGCATTACTTCTGCCAGCACCACCTACTTTAATAGAACCAGCAGCAGCATGACTTCTTATGACTTTACCTATATTCTGTATTTGACTTGATTCACCTGTTGGGACTGTAGTTGTATAAGCACCTGCTGTTGTAGATACATAAAGTATTTGCCCTTCAGATACTCCTGAAGTATCTAATTCTTCAATAGTACCAAAAGTAACTACTTGTAATGCAGCGTTATCATTAGCATCAGATAAAGCTAATCCAAATGCAGGCATTTTAGAAGCATCATCTGCTTTAGCTTGAGCAACTGTTGGCACATCACCCGATACACCTGATATATAAACTACGTCACCTTTTGATAAAGCACCATCAGCTTTGGCATTAAATCTTATACCACCTTCTAAATCACCAATAAACTCTTCGCTTGCTGTAACAATATTAAAAGTAACATCATCAGTTGTAGCTACAGCTTGTCCTATAGCAATACTAGGAGTAGAACCTTCACCAGTTCCACCTGTTACTGTTACACCAGTTCCACCTGACATAGATTCAACATAATCACCTGTAGTATCTGTACCTAAAGCAATAGAATCAATTTGTGCTGTAGTTGTAATAGTAATATCACCACTACCATCAAAAGAAGCTGAACCTGCAACATCTCCTGATAAAGATATAGTTCTTGCAGTTGCAAGTGTAGTAGCTGTATCTGCATTACCTGTTAAATCACCAGTGACATTACCAGTGACATTACCTGTTACATTACCAGTAACATTACCTGTTAAGTTACCTGTAAATGTATTAGATGCAGTAATACTAACACCTGTAGTAATCCAAGCACTATCAGCACCATTTCTTATTTTTAATACATTGCTTGATGTATCTACCCATAATTGATGAGCATAAGTGGTTGATGGTTCAGTTGCACCGCTATTTGTAGTTGCAATAGCAGATAAAGCATTGTTTAAGTCTGCTCTAAAATCTGCACCTGATTGGTTTGCTAAGTTGTAATCGTGTTGTGCCATATTAAAATCCTATTTTATATATCTTAAATCATTCAGGGATAGTTGGAAATATAACATCATCAATATTATTTGTTGTTTGATGTGTTGATGGTAAATCCCTTAATGCTTGTCTATATGTTGCCCATTCTTGTTTTTTTGCATCAGTTAGTGGACTATCATTAAATTGTGTCCAGTCACTTGCTAATAATTGTTTATCTCTTTTACTTCTTAATTTAAACAAACATACTTCTATAAGTTCTGCTTCGGTTTTTTCTATAGCAGCAATAGTTATTAAATTATTTTGTTCGTCAAAAGTTGTTTGAACTATATGCGTATCTAAGTTTATATCAGTAAATTGTTTATCAACAGGAATCCAATCGTTGCTATCATCACCTTTATTCTTTTGTTCACCAATTAGAATCTTGTTATTGTCATAATCCCATTTTGCCCACATATTAACCTGCCCTTAATCCTGCATATACACCTTGTATTTTATTTAAAGTAATACTTCCTGCATTTCTTTTAGCATATAATTTTAAATCACAATATGAATAAACTTTTTGATTGAAAGAACCTGAGATAGATTGAGATACTGGACCACTATTAAAATTATGGTCTTGCCCTGATTCAGCAGCGGTATATGTTGTGAAAGATGTTACATCTCCTGCGACAGTCATAGCATATAAAGTTACCTTTAAATCCATTTCTAAACCACCGCTTGTTTGCGTAGCTGATATTACAAAACTGAAAAATGGAGTATGCCCACCATCTGCTGTTAATATATCAGGTGCAGATAAACGTATTGTTGAAATTAAAGCATAAGATGTTGATAAAGAATAATTAGGAGTTAGATTTACAGGTTCTAGTTTATCTATATCACCCTCAATATTGTCAGCAGTAAAATTAACAACTGTTATTTCGTCTGCATCAATTTCACCTGCTGATAATTTAGTGGCAGACAAACTCTCTACTTTATCATTTGTTACTGCATCATCTTTTATTTGTGCAGTATCTACACCACCTGATTTAATAATTAAATTACCACTACCATCAGAATCTAAGGTTACATCATCTATTTGTATATTATCAGCACTTAAAGTGCCAGTAACAGTTGCACTTGAAATGTTTAAATTATTTGCAACTATATCACCTGTTATATCTGCATTTGTTGCAGTTAAAGCACCTGCAGGAGTTACTCTAAATGGAGCAGAACCAAATGTTGTATTTCCTAAATAAATACCATTGCTGTCTGCTTTGAATATGCTGTTACCTGAACCAATAGATATAGTTCCACCACTTAAAGCACCTGTAAAAGTACCACTAGCAGAATTAAGACTACCTGCAAATGAACCACTGGTGGCTGTAATTGCACCTGAAATAGTAGCACCAGTAGCAGTCATAACACCTGCTGAAGATACAGTAAAAGCACCTGAACCTAAATTTATAGATGATGAAGAACCATTAATTGTGATACCTGAACTATTAATAGTCACATCTCCACCACTTATCGTTACATTATCTGCGTTAAGTGTACCTGTATCAATATCACCAGCACTTATAGAACCAAATACACCTGATTCAGAAGTTAATGTTTCTGTAGCTATATCATCTGCAACTATAGTATTAGCTGCTATGTTTGCTGATGTAATTGTGCTTGCTGCTATTTCAGATGTAGTTATAGTTCCAGCTACTATTTCTGTAGCTGTTACTGCATTTGCAGCAATACTATCTTGATTAACAGCATCAGTAGCTATTAAAGCATTAGTTACAGCATCATTAATAATCTTAGCTGTAGTTACTGCATCATCTGCTAATTTATCTGTTGTAATTGCATCATCTGCAATATCTGCTGCAACTGTTGGCTCATCTGCAACAGTAAATGTTAAAGTGGCTGGTGATGATTCTGCACCTAAAACATTTAATGAAGTTACACTAGCAACATAATTAGTACCTTTAGGAATAAAGTTTAAATCTACAGAGGTTACATCTACTATTCTATTTAATACTTGATTGCTTGAACTATCGACAACATTAACTCTATATTGATAGTCAGGAAAATCTGTTGGCTCATCCCAAGATAAAAATGGTCTATTGATAGCACTTGAATCAGTATCAGTAAAAGCTAAACCTGTTGGAGCTTTGACTGCATAAGCAGAAGGTAAATCAGCTAAATCTTCTAATGGCTCTTGCGGTGGAGTTTCCCATGTATAAACATCAAAGTACTCTATTAAGCTAACTGCAACTAAACCATCTGACTGTAATTCTAATGCTTCAACTCTGCACGTTTGTGATGTATCAAAAGTACCAGCATAATTTAATGTAACTATGTCTCCTACATTAAGTTTATACATTTCAGGAGTACCCAAGAACTGTATAGTCTTTTGTTTTCTACTTCTAACAAGAATAGCCTTACCCATGTTGTAAGCTATATATGGGTCTGATACATAAGGAAATTCAGCTTTAATTTCTAATATTTCATCATTATCGTCTGAGTAATATTCAGGACTTGCATCATGTAAAACTGTAACTGTATCTAATTCGTATTTTTTATTAGCGTTAAAAAACTCAACAATAACCTTATTTGCTTTTTTATCTTTATTACCATAATCAACTGATATTCCTGCATCAGCAATAATATGGTCATCAGTAATAGTAAAAGTAGAAGAACCTATATCTTCTATTTGTAATTCATATTTACCATCAATATATAGAAAAATACCTCTCATATTAGCAAGAAGTTCTTTCGCATTTTCCATAACAGTTTTGTTTGTATCAACTAAACCATGACAATGAAATCTTCTTACTTTTGCTAAAGCTGTACCTGTTTGTTCAGCATAATTTGCTGATAAAGTACCTGCAAAATAAATTTGCAATTTAACACCCTGACCATAAAAATGTGTTCTTTCAACTGCTGTTATTGCTTTTGAGTTTATTGCAATATTTCCACTAGAATCTTCTAAGGTAAATAATTCACCTACTTTGTTTTGCCACCAGTGTAAACCACCTGACCCTGATGCAGATACAAGAATAAAATTAGAACCTGAAGTACCGCTCCAAGTAAATGATTTTTCTACGCCATTATAATAAGGGTTATGTTGTAAAGTATCTGCTGTAGTTGCTGCTGTACCAAATGTTGTTAAGTTGAGTTGTGATGCAGTCAATCCCTTACCATATTCATTATTACTAATAAAATCTAAAAAACATAAGGCTGGATTATCTGACCATTCATAGGTAGATGTATCACCAAATGTTTGACCTGAATCTCTTGGGTCATAAACTTTTCTACCCCTAACTTGTACTGTTAATTGTGGTACGCCTGACCACATTCCATGTCTTTCCCATTGATAATGTGCTGCTATATAAGCTATACCATCTAATCTATGAGCTGAAGTCCAATTAGTCATAGAAGCTACTA